ACACATCATGAAAGCAAGGGCCAATAAAACACCTGAAGAACAAGAAAGGATTAATCAAAAAAGAAGAGAAGGTGCTAAAAAGATGTGGGCTACAAGAACACCTAAAAAAATGGCACAACGCATGAAAAAATACAAACAAACCATGGCTAAGAAAACCCCAGAAGAACTGAAACAAATCCGTCAAAAACAAAGTGAAAAAATGAAACTTGTACTTGCAAAAAAAAAGGTTGACAAATTAACCAAAAGATAGTATAATGTTTTTGTAAGTTAAACATTTGGAGAAATAAAATGACTACACAAAACAAAAATCAAGCAACAACGATACTAGAAAGTATCAAAGAGAGTGAAATGTTCAAACCCTCATTGGACATTAGAATCAGAGAAGTTCATGCTATGAACACGGACTTCATTGAGTTCATGGATTCAGTGGTCGCTGGGCTACACGGTTCAGTGGTGCTATACGGGCCTCCAGGTATGGGCAAGACGCATGGTGTGATGGCCGCACTTGATAGACACAACTTAGCAGAGAACGATGACTACATAGTTCTGAGATCACACGCTACAGCCAAGAGTCTCTACATCACACTCTACAAATACAGACACAAAGGTAAGTTTGTGATCATTGATGACTGTGACGGCATACTACAGAATGAGACTGGTCTTAACATACTCAAGGCCGCAACAGATCCAAAATTCAGAGATGTTGGCTGGAACACATCAACATTGATGTCAAACATAGGCATACCCACAAAATTCACATTCAGTGGCACCATCATAATAACCACCAATGTGGCCTTGGCTAGAGGTAAGAGCAGAATGGCCAATCACTGGGACGCCATAAGGTCAAGATGTGCTCCGTTCATGTTGGCATTGGAACACAGAGAAGAGCAGTTCGCACAGATGTTCTACATGATGACAGAGACTGACTACTTGAAGAAATTGAATCAAGATACTAAGGCTGAACTACTCAAGTTCTTCTTAGACAACTTGGACAGACCACGCAGAATTGACTTAAGGTTACCTGAGATTATTGCTAAAGAGTTAACCTCAGGTAAGTCCAATTGGCAAGGTCGTGCTCGTAGAATCTTAGACAGTGTGTAAATAGGTCTTACAACTCCAAATAGCCTATTTAGGCTAATGTCTAGATTAGAAGATACCCCCCTAAATTGGGGGTATTTTTTTGGTTGAATTAACCAAAAAATTAGACTAATTAAAACTAATTATTCACTCTGATTTTAGTTATATAAATAAACGCATGAGTGAAGAAAACCAAACCCCCATTGAATACGACTGTGAACTTACAGAAGTAGCCCAAAAAAGAGTAAAACCAGGTCCCAAAGGTGGAAGTTGGGCTACTGGTACCTATGAAGGCGTTCTAGTAGGCCGTAATAAAGTAATTATTCCCCCAAGTCAAGTGTTTGAATTAGCCCAAATTGGTATGAAATCCAGTGAGATTGCCAGGTTTTTTGGGGTCACAATTGAGTCAATAAACCGTCATTTTGCGTCAGAAATAGAAAAAGGCTATGAAGTAATGAAGATAAGCCTACGCAGAGCCATGATGAAGAATGCTAATAACGGCAATGCCGCTGTTCAAATTTTCCTTGCTAAAAACATATTGGGAATGACAGATCAGCCTCAAAACGCAGTTGATGAACAACCTTTACCATGGACAGACGATGCTGAGCCAGCCCCAGAAGACGATAGTCAGTGATCCGCACAGATTCAGAGTAATCTGTGCTGGTAGACGGTTTGGAAAAACTTATATAAGCATAAGAGAACTCAGTCGCTATGCTAGCCAACCTAATCAAAAAGTCTTATATGTGGCACCAACCTACAGAATGGCTAAAGGCATTGTGTGGGATACACTAAAGTTAAAATTAAGTAAATTAAGATGGATTCGTAAGGTCAATGAATCAGACCTTAACATAAGATTAATCAATGGTACTCAAATCAACATTAGAGGGGCTGACAACTTTGACAGTCTTAGAGGATTAGAATATCATTTTATTGTCATGGATGAAGCCGCAATGATTGATCCTAGAGCATGGACAGAAGTATTAAGACCCACGCTGTCAAACACAAGGGGACATGCCCTGTTTATATCAACACCAACTGGTAAATCAAATTGGTTTTATGATTTATTTCAGCGTAGAGAAAGTGACCCAAATCATTGGTCAAGTTATCAATTTACATCACTTGACGGTGGGCAGATTCCTGAAGAAGAGATTGAACAAGCAAGACGCGACATGGATGAGCGTACATTCAGACAAGAGTTTGAAGCCTCATTTGAGTCATTTGTTGGAAGAATTGCTTACAATTTTGAAAGAGAGCAACATGTAAAATCAATTGATGACTATGATACAAACATATTGCATATTGGTATGGACTTCAATGTATCACCAATGTCAGCCGCAGTATTTGTCAGAAACAATGATGACTTATACTGTGTAGATGAAATAATGATGCATTCAGCCAACACACAAGACATGGTTGACGAGATTCACAATCGTTATCCTAGTTCAAAATTATTTGTTTATCCAGATCCTTCAGGTAGTGCCCGTAAGACAGCGGCCAATGGTGCGACAGATCACAGCATATTGGCCAATGCTGGGTTTATTGTCAAAGCCCCTCGTAAACACAATGCTGTGAGAGATAGAATCAACAGTTTTAATTCTAGACTAATGACTTCACAAGGTAGTCAACATCTTTGGATATCACCAAACTGTCGTAACCTTATAGAAAGCCTAGAAAAATATTGCTTTAAAGATGGAACCACAGTTCCAGATAAAGGGCAATGGGATCACATGTTTGATGCCGCCAGTTACTGTGTTGATTACCTATTCCCACTAACACGAACACCCATGCCTATGCCTGAGCCGCAAAGATGGACTCATAATATTGCATAAATACATAACTAATTTAGGATACTAACACAATGGCAATAACCACAACATTAAGTCAAGAAATTGACAATTTATTCAGCGAAAACGCCATATATTCAGACAGAAAAGACCAATGGCAATACCTATTTGAAAGTTATCAGGGCGGTGAAGATTACCAGGATGGTAATCACCTTACTAGATACCAATTGGAAAGTGAAAGTGAATATCTTGCAAGACTTCGTTCAACCCCATTAGAAAATCACTGTAATTCAATTGTGCAGGTCTATAACAGTTTCCTTTTTCGTGAAGGTCCTGAAAGAACATATGGCTCAATTGAAAACTTACCTGAGATAGACTCATTTTTACGAGATGCAGACTTAGATGGTAGAAGTCTAGATGCATTTATGAAAGATGTGGCTACTTGGAGTTCAGTGTTTGGACATTCGTGGATTGTCATTGCCAAACCAAATGTTCAAGCAACAAATCGTGCTGAAGAACTAGTACAAGATGTAAGACCCTATGTTAATCTAATTACACCTCTCATGATGTTAGATTGGAGTTATACAAGAAGTTCAAATGGTAGATACACATTAGATTATATCAAATATGTTGAAGAAATTAATGGCAGTGTTAGAACACTTAAAGAATGGCGTACTGATATTATAAAAACCACAGTGGTTGACATTGATGAAGGCATCATTGACAGTGAAACTGAAGAAACCAATGAATTAGGTATCATTCCAGCAGTCTGTGTCTACAATAAAAAATCAACCCTAAGAGGTCAAGGTATCAGTGACATAGCAGATATTGCTGATGTTCAAAGGATGATTTACAATCTTAATTCAGAGTTAGAGGAGTCAATTCGCTTAGATGGACATCCAAGTTTGGTTAAAACTCCCAATACTGAAGCAGGCGCTGGCGCAGGTGCTATCATTCATATGCCAGAAGATTTAGATCCAGCATTGAAGCCTTATATTCTACAACATTCAGGGGCTAATATAGAATCAATACTAAAAACAAAACAGAGTTTGTTAGAATCAATTGACAAGATGGCAAACACTGGTGCTGTAAGAGCCAGTGAATCAAGAACACTTAGTGGCGTAGCAATGGAGACAGAGTTTGCCTTGTTAAATGCTAGACTAAGTGAAAAAGCAGATAACCTAGAACTAGCAGAAGAGCATTTATGGACAATATTTGCCAAATATCAAGGTTATACTTGGGATGGTATGGTAGATTATCCAGAATCATTTGGTATTAAAGATATTGCCAATGACATTAGACTGATGGTAGAAACACGCAAAACTATTACCAATCCTAAACTCATTGACCTACTAGAATATGAAATAGCAGAAGCACATTTTGGTGAGGAAATGTTAGACGAATATAATTTAGATTTTGAACCACATACTATGACAAATCCTGAAACAGGTGAAACACGCCAGGTAACAACATATCAGGAACATTTAACACTACAGGATCAAGGTTGGATTCATACTTAATTAAGGACTTAAAATGACACTCAAAGAATTGGCAGAACAGGTAAAAATTATTAAAGATAATCATCTAAGACATCTTAAAGAAGATGTTGATAGAATTGAGACTCGCATTGAAAAAATGGATGCCAGACTTTGGTGGGTATTAGGATTGTTAGTAGTGGCAATCATAGTACCAAAAATACTAGGATAAACTTATATGCCAGTTCGCAAAGTCAAAGGTGGATATCGTTGGGGAACTAGCGGACGAGTATATAAGACGAAAAAGAAAGCACAAGAACAGGCACGAGCAATATACGCATCAGGATATAAAAAGAAAAAATGATAAAATATCGTGGACAACAGTTTAAAGGCTATAATAAACCTAAAAGAACACCAGGACACAAGACTAAAAGTCATGCTGTTCTAGCCAAAGTGGGTAGCAAAGTTAAACTAATACGCTTTGGACAACAGGGTGTAAAAGGTGCTGGCAGTAGACCTAAGACAGAAGCACAAAAGGCAAGACGAGCAAGTTTCAAAGCAAGACATGCTAAAAATATTGCCAAAGGTCCAATGTCAGCGGCATATTGGTCAAACAAAGTTAAATG